AGTAAAGTGACATAGTGTGCATCAACGAACTCGTTCAATATCTTGGACTACTAACCCACTTATTGTACTAACTTCTTTGTCATTTGTCAAGTTTCTCATAATTTGTAGTCCTGGTACGGATAATATGAATGATATTACTACCAATCCACCTGCTATAGACCACATCTTTTTCTCTATTGTTCTTAATCTCTCATCTACCTTTCTTATATCCCTCTCACACCCTTTCTTTATTGCTGCTGTCTCTCTATTAATATCTGCAGATAGTCTATCTATCTTCTCAAACAATATTTCATCTACCTTATCCTGTTTATCTAATTTCTCATTGTGTACAGCAAGAAGTTGACCCATCTTAACAGAGTTTTCCTGTAGGGACTCTACGACTCGTTCGAGTCTTTCTATTATAGCTGAGTTTATGTCAGACATTACCTTGTCTCGTCTTGTTCTGCTCCAGAGCGTACCTGTTTCTTAAGATTCTGTGTTTTTAATTGTAATTGTTTTTGTAATTGTTGTTTCTTTAGCATTATTTTTTTCTTTTCGATAGCAATTTTTGACTGTGCCATCTGTTGTTTCATCTGATCTTCTGAACTNTCGTATTGTATATTCTTCATAGCTTTCATTCTTCTATCCATGAAATACTTTGCAGCATTTGCAGGTAGAATTCTTTCTATCTCGATACCAGACCTAAGATTTGGCATGATACTCATGCGTAGTTTCATCTTAAGTTCAGCAGGTGAGTTAGCAAACAATATTGTTTCTCCAACATTAGGTATCTTTACCTTGTATTGGAATAATCTACTCTTCATTTCCATGTTTTCCTTCAATTTGTTACCAGGTGCCACTAATTTCTTAGCGTCTTTCTTCTTAACCTTACCACGAAAACGTTGTACAGGATCATAACCTGCTGTAGGACCTGTTGCAGCATCTGCACCAGTATATCCAGTTGTTTGCATCTCTTCGTTCATAGGTTATCTATCTCCTTTTGAATATCATTATCAATATCGAGGTCGGGAAGCATCCCTAAAGGATATTTATTCAAATAGATTAATATAGTTTTGAGTATAGACCAATACTCCCTTTCTAATCGGAAGAATAGAAGGGGAGTAGCTGCCTCGCCAAATACATTATAAAGAATTATAAGATGATTTATAATAAGGTGAGTTCTTAATGCACCACCTCTGACATAACGTTTCAAAAGTCGTTTCAAGTATTTGAAACGTTTCATGTCTTCATCAAAGTCCTCTCTTGTCACACAATGAGGATTCTCATAATGTTTAATGGCGAACAGAATGTAGGTCTCCTCATTCAGTTCGTCAAAAATCATTTATTAAGTTGTTGTAATTGTCTTGGTTGAACCAGATCCACCTGCACCAATAGTATCGCCTAATACGAATACCTTATCAGATGCTGTTGAAGTACCTGCGTCAACAATAGTTCCAGAGATTGTCTGAGCACCAATAGTATGTACCTTACTTGCAGCAGCACATGTGAATGTAAATTCAACACGGTTTGTACCTGTCTGTGCAGCAGCAGTAGCAGTAATAGATGCACTATCTGTAGTATTAGTAACTACAAGAGTAGCACCGTTAGTCACATCAACTAATTCGTTGTATATAACGACAACAGTTCCAGTTGCAGCAGCTGCATATGTAGTCTCCTCAAAGAATACAGCAGTGATGTCTGCATTACCAAGAGTGTTTGTACCAGATCCACCTGCACCTACAAGTCCATCTATGGAACATAGTATCTCATCCCAATACTTTGTCTTTGTAGCATTTTTGTAGTGTCTCAATACCCATCCATCTGCAGTTGCAAAGATGTTTTGAGGATCTACGCCAGTACCACGCACAGCCCACTTAGGCTTTGATTCATCAGCATCGGTTTTACCCCAAAGTGCCATAGTTATACTCCCTGATTGTCGTTCTATCTCAAATTATTTATAAAAAAACGTGCCTCTACGACCTCGATTTCTATCGAGTTTCTATAGCAGATTTTACAGTTTCTAAAAGTTTATCATCCATGTCAGTCTTAGTTAATTTNACTGCTTTTTCTAGGATAACAATACACAATTTNATTAGACTTTCACCCAACTCTGAGTCGTCTGGAATTTTATTTACAGCATCAGATACAATTTTAGATGCGAATGGTAGAAGAAAAGATAACATGATCTAACGTATAATTCTACCCTATATAGGCTACTTTAGTCTGGTGTAAAAGAATTGTTCTTAACGTATCCCCACTTACCTTTTGATAGTGCTCTCACACCTCTGGGATCCTTACCTACTTTCTTCTTAGCAGCCTTACCTGCATCCATGATCTGTTTATATTTTTTCTGCTTTGCTTCNTTGTGTTTCTCTTGAGCTTTCGCTATGATTTCGTTTTTTAAACTTGTTGTTTCAATCATTTCTTTGTCCTTTGGCCACTCGTAAGAACAATTCCATGCCCGAAGAGACTTATTGATGCGACTGTCTGGATCTCTTGCAGTCTTTGCACTTGTAAGTTTCTTCTTCATACCTCTCATTCTGGCACAGAACGATTTCCTACGAGGATTACCTACTTTTTTACTGGGAGCTTTTAGGTCTGAACCAGGATTCTCACGTTCGTAAGACTTCCTGCCCTTTTCATTCAGACCACCCTCTTTATTTTTACCTGCCTTACGTGTCCACGCAGCAGCTTCACTCCTTACAATCTTATTGTCAGGTTCATTCTTTGAAAGATTTTTTGCTTTTTGTTTCTTAGAGATCTTAGGTCCTCCTACTATATCTCCATACTCATCTCTCTTGACTTCTTCCTTTCTCACTCTTCCTAAAAGTTCATCAACAGCCTTCTGCCTATCTTTCTCATGATAATTTACTCGTGTTTTATCTTTCTTTCCTCTCATCTTTACACCTCTACCTTTTTCAGTATTATATCTTCTTGCCTCAGTATCATCATATTTTTGATTTGACTTCTTAGTACCTCTTCTATTACCAAATGTTCTTTGGTTTCTATCATTCATTTTTGCATAGTCATCTTTACCCTGATCTACCTTTGCTTCATCCATTTTCAGTGCATCTAACTGATCTAATGCTTTTTGTGACCACCATATTGTAGCTTCTTTCATTTTCTTTTTAGGTTTATCAGTTTTAACATAGGTTGGTTTAGCAGCACCAGACTTAGATTGTTGATTAGGATCTGCTTTTTTCTTACGTCTTTGTGCAGATAATCTTTCTGCCTTAGTCATAGACGCTCTCTTTGCAGAAGATACACACTTAGGAGTTCCTTCACCAGGTTTGTCACTAGCACAAGTACCACCTGTGACTACATTGACCCACCCTTTCTTTCCATCTTTTGATTTAGATTTAGAAAACCACTTGTGTAAGTTGCCTTCCTTTACTAGGTATCCATCATGCATGACTTTATAACCTTTTGGAATTGGTTTACATTTTTGATCTGTATTACAATAGTATTTACCTTCACCACACTCCACTGCTACCGCCTCCTAAAATTGCAAGGTTTAATCCTGCCATAGTATACATCGCATTATGTATTGTAAGATCAGAGTCTTGTATCCATGGCTGTGCATCTTCATTATAAATCCAACATTGTAATGCACCATACTTTGCTTTTGGTATGGAGTTATCAAACCACCAATCATAATGTGGTGTATCGTCGGTTGCGGGGTAAGTCAACTACCTAACCCCTTACCTTTATCATAATTATCCTTTCCTCCATATCTTGCCATTGTCTCAATGTAGTCTCTAGTGTTTTTAAACCCACGTTTCTTAGCATCAGAAGCAGTTTGTTTCTTTTGATCTGCCATCTTTTTATACTTGCCAGTACCACGAGTGTCTTTCTGACCCTTGACTTTCTTCTGCTGTCTACTACCACCTGACATGATAGCACCTTTACCATACTTAGCAATAATTTTTTTCTTTACTATATCAAGTGCAGTATCTCTTTCTTCATGAGTAAACTTCATGCCCTTGGTTGCTTTGTCCTTGAGTGCCTGACGTTTCTTAGGATCCATGTTCTTTTCATAGTCTGCTAACTTCTTAGCATAACTAGGGTTATCCATCTTCTTGATAAGTGCTCTGTCTTTCTTATCAGGTCCTGTATATGATGCCTCATTCTGTACATCAGGACCGTCATTTACATCTTCACGTCTACGTTTTTGTTCACACTTCATACAGTCACAGTCTTCACCATGCTCTTTCTTAACCTCTTTGAGTTCATCTTTCTTAGGGTTAATAAGAATCTTAGATTTTTTTTCTGCTAGATATGATTTGAATGATAGCACTACTTTGCCTCCATTCTACGTTTCTTAGCTTGTTTAGCATATAGTCTAGATGATTGCTTCATCTTTTCTATTGCTCTTTCTTTGTTTCCTGCTACTGCTGCCTTACCTCTCTCTACCTCTGCCTTCTTAGAAGCTTTGAGTGCTAGGTCTGCAGATATCTCATCTAT